GCCAGCCGCCGCGGTAATACCGGCTCTTCAAGTGAAGCAGACGATTATGGAGCTTAAAGGATGCGAAGCCGGAAAGGTACATCTTCGGTCAAATCTGCTTTTTATGTCTTTTATTAGTATCCTTTTCACTTACTTCCCTTTTGACGTATGGTTACAAGCAGGCTGTGACGTTTTGCAGCAGCTTGTTACCTTTTTATTACCGCTGGGCTTTGACTTATTCTGGGCTTGGGGAGCTTGGATTATTTTCAAAGATTTTTATAGCTGGTTCTGTCACAATTTCCTTAGTGAGCGCGGCTTATTTGTTAACCTGGCTTATGGAGTTTATTTCGTCTTTCAATATACGGGCAGGTTTTCTCAGACGCTTTGTTTACCTTTGCGCTGGACTTGTCTGTGTTTCTGTTGCTTCGTCAGTTATATGCATCTTTGCTGTGATATTCTTCTTGATTCAGTGGATCAGGCTCGTGACAAATGTAAAGAGGTTTGGCAACTTCGGTTCGACCTTGCGTCACGCATCAAGTCATCCACTACAGTACCCACCGTGGATCAAGGAGGCCATCCAGTCTCTGCGAGCAATCGCAGAAACTTGGAGAAGGAGATCATTGCTTGGATGCATGAAGCGTGCCCTTGCAGCTCTATTCTTGACGTTGGCGGCAGCCCACTCCGTAATTCACAGTGTGTCACGATTCGTCCATGGGACGATGCATGTAATGCATACCGTGACAAAGTCGCGTTACCAAGCTATTCAATTCCCGCCGCATGTTTTGTCGACCAATTTGATTGGGCATTATGCGGACAGAGTGATTATTATCTTAACGAATTTGAAATCGCATCTATTGTATCAAAAGCTAATTTCGGTGCTGTCCTTATATCTAGGCAGTATGAACCTGGTGTTTACAAGAATGCTGAATCAATTGTTTACTCTGATGGGAATATTGTCCGTATGGACACCAAAGGCGGTACATCTTATACTCATGAAACTTGGGATTGGCGCACGGAGCAAGTGTATTATTATCCGACGGTCGTTGGTAACCTTTATTACACGTGCCTTGAATTGGGCGCGACTGATGAAGGTAAAGTGTTTTGGCTTGCCAGAACATCTTATCGACAAGGAGCGAAGCGTCTTGGTCGACGCCCCTCTTTGGCTGTATCGAACGACTGTCAGATACTTGCCGGTAAGTATTTGGTCAGCAGCTCTGGCATTGTTGATTCTCATCCTATTTATCGTGCTGCGGCGAAGTGCTTGTTTATTGAGAGCAAAACGGTCTTACATCAGTTTCTTACTACGTTATTGCATCAGGCAGATTTGTCATTTTCCCATTTTCGTGGGATGTGGGATACTTGTAGTCGCCTACATGATATGTGGAGACGTCTACCTATACCACATTATTGGGACATTTCTGATGTTAAGAGCTTTGCCCCTCATTTGCAGCCCCCTCCATCTTTTGACCATCATCATGATGGCGTTTCCCATGATGCTAACCCTAAGCAGTGTCGGGTCTCTCGAGGCGGGGAGGTGGGTACTACCCCCCCTAGTGACGAACACCACCCCATCTCCCCTCAAGACGCCGTCGAATATGATCCATTCTCTTCAAACCAGGGTCGCAGATCCTGGGAATCATATTTCTATGAAGATGACACAATTCATGACATGGAAGAGAAAATTCGTGGAGGAAATCTCAACCGGGGCGATTGTAAGACCATCTGTAAACAGATGGCTGGAGCGATACCCCCAACGACGGTCTTTGACGCTCAGGCAGGCCCTGAAAAGCCCCCTGATGCCGAACGCCGCGGGGACCCGGTGCTTCATGAAGTCCGAGACGGGGTTCACGGACCCCCGCAACATCACAACGCGCAAGGACCAGTACCTCGTCAGGCTGGGCCCGGTAATCAGCGCAATAGAGGAGCAAATCCTCAAGGACGTAACCGTCAAAGGGCTAAACCTCAACGAGCGCGCCGCTAAGATGTTCGCGCGATTCGGTCCCAAGGATGGTCAATTCCTTGAGACCGATTATAGCCGTTTTGACCAGACTATTCGTCAGGAACTACTTGATATAGAGTATCAGCTCTACACTAGTTTCTATGACGATCCAGAGTTTGCTGTGTTACTGAAACAGCAACAACGTACTTTTGGTTCTCTTGCTTTTGGCATCCCCTATAAACGTTTAGGGGGACGGTGCTCCGGTGATGCTAATACAAGCATAGGTAATTGTCTTATCAATTACTTTGTTGCTTGGGTTGCACATCAGAGACTTGGCCATAAGTTTGAAGGCTTTGTCGAGGGTGATGACGGTATCATCCGAGACAAGCCGGGACTTGCTGCCGAGCTCGAGAAGGTTGCGAGCCAGTTGGGTTTGCGACTTAAGTGCGTTGTCACGGATAATCCCAAGTTCTGTGGACGTTATCATACGTCCACTTGGAATTCGACATCTGAGTTATCACGCTTGATCCCAAAGATTCCCGTTAGTTTTAACGTCCAGCTTGATGAGCTGGCATTGGCTAAGGCCAAGTTGTTATCTTTGCGATCTTTGGAGCCCAATCATCCTGTGTTGGGTCCTTGGCTTGACCAGATGTTGGCTAAGCTCGAGCATATTACTCCTGCTAAGGTCAACACTCGTTGGAGTGTTCCTTCCTATGCAGCATCTTATGATGTTACTATAGGTGATTTGGCCATGCAGGGTTATTCTCCTGCTTTTTTATTGTGGGCTCGGGATTATTTCAGTCATTTGGCTATCTCGCAGGTTCACTCTGATTTGGAGTGGCCTAACACGCGACCATACAAGGATGGACTTGGTGTCTCCTTGTATTGGCAATAATTAATTCTCCGTCGCTGGCACACGACGTTAAATAACGTGCCGTCCCACCTGATTTAAAATTTTAAAAACAAAAATATTTATAAAATATAAAAATAATAAAAATAACCAAAATATTAAAATCAAAAATATGTCAGGTGGCGTGTTCCTCAGCGAAAGTGGGGTCGAGAATTTGTTATGGTGAAAAAGACTTTATCGAATAAACCCTATCTGACACGTAAACCTCGGCGTGCCAGGACAAAAAGATACCAACGGTCCATCAACGATGTGTTGATGCGTACCATTACCCCTACTCCGGGACCTGTAATCAAATCGCCTAAACCGACCAGGCGGCCTCGCTTTGATGCCTTTCGACTTTCCCCAGGGTCGATGGCATTTTTGCGTGCTGCGTTCGCACCTGTTGACTTTCCTCAACTTGCTGTTGAGGGAGTACCTGATAATTATACTGGACCGAGTGTTGTTAAGCAACATTCGTATGTTACTCAGATCTCTCTACCTGCTGCCAGTCATCTCAATATTGCAGTCCTACCTACACCTGGACATGCATTTTGGTATACCACTACTGACACCGGTAGTAATTGGTCTGCTAATAATTATGGCGATTATGGTTCTTGTTTCCCGACCGTTCGAGGAGACTCTGGTTCAGTCTTCTCACGGTTTCGATACATTGGTCAATGTATCGAGTTGCGTCCAACTAGTGCTGTTGTGAGTAATGCCGGCATGATCACTGCCGCGCGAGTCCCGATCACGGTTGTTAATCGTGCTCTTCGGGATGAGGATTGTATCAACTTTCCATCTGCTCTTGGTACGATGGTTAGATATGTTGATATGTCCCCTGCCTCTTCTGACGGTTATACCCAAGGAGCGTGTTATACGTCTCATGTTAATGATGGGCTCTATAGTGTGGCCCTTAATGATGGTAACTGGCAGTTTGAGGATACTTGGACAGGAGAAGCGGCTGTCCCACCCCTTCAAGTCCGGGATACTTTGGGAGCTACTCATGATTTTAATGCGAAGAACGGGCGGTTAGCCCCCGGTAGTGCTTCGCCACTCATGGGATTCGGCCATTTGAATGCTATAGCTATTAAGGTTACTAACGATGCGTCAACTCCGTTAACGTTCACCGTTATTTGCCGAGCTATTATAGAGTACATACCTGATCCGTATAGTATCGTCTATAACATGGCACGCCCTTCTCCTCCTCATGACGTCATGGCGTTGGATGCTTATAGTGACGTTTGCTCTACTCTTCCACCAGGAGTTCCTTATTCTCAGAATGCTGATTTCTGGGAGAAGGTTTGGAACTTCCTTAGGGGTGCCCTTTCAGGCGCTTCTAAGGTTGCTCCTGCTTTTGGTCCTTACGGCGCCTTAGCTGGCGGAGTTTCTGACTCTGTTCTCAAACTCGGCGATGCTTTGCATCAGCTCCGTATGGGTAAGTGAGCGTCTTTGTCCTGAGCATGACAGGAAACTACTCCATGCAACTGCTTTTGAGAGTTGTAGAGACCTTCCTCTTTAAAAGGGATCCTCTGTGATGTGGC